CGGGCGCGACACCGCCGCCCCGAGGGCGAACGCCAGCGCGGCGGTGGGTGCTTGGGACAGGGGCACGTCGTGCGCGCCGAACCCGGCTCGGGTGGCGGGGAGGTTGTCGGTCATCCCCGCAGAGTACCCCGAACAGCTCGGGATTGTGCCCCGGCCCGCCTCACCCGTGCGCGCGTGCGCGCGTCATCTAAGCGCATCGACCCCCATATTGTCAAATGCGAATATGTGCATATGTTCGGGACCTTGACATGGTGGGTAAGGTCATGCCAGGGGCGACCTACCCAACCAATCTGTCTGCGGTCTGGACACTGACGTTTACCCCCACAGCGTGGGTGACGTGGGCACGGTCATGGGGACCTCGCTACCCGCCCTAGCCGGGCACCTCGCCCGAGGACATCGCCGGTTGTCGGCCACACCGAGATGGTGCTGGAATATCGGGATAGTCAAAATACCGAAAATGCCGTAGGGTGACCGCCATGCCCACAACCAAGCAACGCGACCAGAGCGCGGGCAAGAAACGACAGAACGCCCCCGTCACCCTCATGGAGGAGACGCTGGCCGAGTTCGCCGAGCAGATGGACGCCCACCTCGGGCGGGCCACCGGGTTCGCCGACGCTGCCCGCGATTGGCGCAAATACACCGACGAGGCCAACGTGCTCGCGCCGCGAGGCCAGTACCGCACCGCCATCGCCGACCGCCTGGACAGGTTCATCGGGACTGATCAGGCGGTGGTCCAGGGCAAGCCACTCCAGCATCGTTGGGTGGGCGGTGGGACGAGGCGCGTGCTGCGGTCGGCAGCGGTGAGCCGTGCCAACCCCGAGCTGTGGGAGGCCAGCCGCCCCACCATGCGCATCATGGCCGTCAAGCATCACCTGGCGCTGCCGCCCGTCCTCGCCGTGCCGAGGATGCGCACGCCAGCCGAGGCGTGGGAGGCGCTGCGCATTGCGCAGACCAGGGCGACCTCGGCCCGCCAGGCAGCGGCGGACGCCCGTGCGGTGTTCATGGCAGCGGTGGACGATTGCGCCGATGTCTGGGACGGCAGCCGACGAGTGACCGCCGATGGCTGGACCGTCGGGGTGGACCCATCGCAGCGGTTCAACGAGGCAGTGTGTCGCAAGCTCGCGGAGCAGCGGGGCATCGACCTCACCCCGCTGGAGGAGGAGACGCACTCGGACGGGCGGCTGGTCTACGCGGTGGGCGAGGTCATCGTGGACGAGTTCGACGGGGACTAGCGACAACCCCGAGCAAGTCGGGTTAGCATGGTAACCATGACAGCCCATATCCGACCGCGTGTTGGCCGACCTGCGGGGACGCCCACAGTTTTGATGCCGGTGAAAGTGACCGCTGACCTGCGGCGACGGTTCAAGGTGGCAGCCGCCGAGGAGGGCATGACCTACGCCCAGCTCATCGGCATGTTCCTGGACCAGCGTGACGCCAGACTCGAACGACAGCGCCGAACGCAGGCGCATCCGCTGCACCGGCCAGCGGCCAGCATCTATCCAGGAGGGGGTCAGCGATGACCAAGGCGGCACCCGTGTGGACCGACGACCCCGTGCGCTGCGCGGCGTGCAACGGCTACGGCAAGCCGGTCCACACCGCCGACGGCTGGCGCGTCCCGCTCCATGCGTGGGGCAAGGGTGGGTCAGTCGCCTGCCCCAACAGCCTGGCGCTGGTGCCCCTGGAGGGCAAGGTGGGCCAGACATGAGCGTGATGGACGACATGCACGACGACGAGGTGCGGGCCAAGCTCGGCCTGGCACCGTTGGGCCGGGCGATGACCGTGGAGGAGCGCATCACCATGCTCAACCTCCAGGCCATGCCCGAACCGCACGACGACGCCGAGGTGGTGGACCTCGCGGTGGTCGATGCCCTGGCCCCGCGTGCCGAGCACCTGTGCGACTGGCGACCGGGTGACGTGCCCATTCCGCCGTCGCAGTGCCGCGCCTGCGCCGAGCTGGTGGACTGATGACGCTTGCCGAGGCCGTCACCCGTCCCGACGCCTGGACCCCGATGCCCTGGCGCGGCAAGTGGCGCGTGGGCCGGGTGATGGACCCATCGGGTTCGATCATGTGGCACGTCGGTCGGTCCATCCGCGTCGGTGGTCCAGGCCGGGCCATCCTGTTCACCATCCGCGACCACGCCGAGGCGCGGGCCGGTGCCCTCAACCTCGCCGACGCCGAGGCCAGCCGGTGAACGCGGTGGGCACCGTCGTCCCCGAGCTGACCGCCGACCAGCGCGACGGCACGACGTGGGCCGATGTCAACCTGGCCCTGTGGACGCCGATACCCGACCAGTGGGGCGGCGGCTGGCTGGTCGTGATGCGCGAGCCGTTCACCATCACCCAGTGCCACATGCCCGAGGGCACCCGCGCGTTCGGCCCCTACCTGGCCGTGATGCCACCGATGACCGCACCAACCGAGGAGGAGCACGATGGGGGTGGACCTGGTGACGATTGAGCACGACCGCGCCCGCCCTTGCGTGCGCGCCAGGGTGGACCGCGCAACCGCGTGCTACTACCCCGGCAGCCACCGGGTGGTCCTCGTCGCCGACAAGGGCGACCTGGACGCCGCCGAGGCAGCACTGGCCGAGCTGCGCACCGCACTGGCCGAGATGGGGAGGAACGCATGAGGGACCAGACCAGGGCGACCACCTGGACGTGCGACAGCACGCGCCCCTCGGCGGGCTGCCAGGGCGAGGTGGTGCGCACCGACCTCATGCAGGACGTACCGCCCGAGGGGTGGCGGCTGGTCCACGTCTTGCGCGAGCACGGCGTCAACCTCGCCCTGGAGGCCGATGTGCAACACCGCCTCGTCCTGTGCCCGACGTGCTACGGCCAGTCCAGCGTGGCCCCCGAGATGAGGAGCACCCCATGACCACCGCGTTTGCACTACCCGACGACGAGGGCGACGACGAGCTGGCCCGCCAGCGCGAGCACCTGCTGATCAGGCGCACCACGGTGATGTTCATGCGCAACGCCGGGTCCACCTGGCCGACCATCGCCGCCGAGGTGGGCGTGTCCGAGGCGACGTGCCGCAAGGACTACGCGGTGGTGTGCCGCGACATCAACGCCGAGCAACCGGCCAACATCGTCGCCCGGCACCGCGCCGTCATGTTCGACATCCAGCGGGCCAACTACCCGGCCATGATGCGCGGCGACAAGGACGCCGCCCAGACCATCCTCAAGGCACTGGACCGCGAGGCCAAGCTGTTGGGGCTGGACGCCCCGACCAAGCTGCTGGCGGCGGTCAGCGGCGAGGAGTTCGCCAACGAGGCCGCGCGCCTCATCGCCCGCATCACCGAGCTGGACCCCACAACCATGAAAGGACTCACCCGTGTCCGAGAACAACAGCCCGACTACATCGACGCCGACGTTGACGAACCTGATGGCCTACCGGCTGCGCAAGGCAGCCAAGACGGCAGCGAGCAAGGTGGGGCTGACGCACCCGCCGACGATGCCAGCGCAGGACATGAGGCCGGACGTGCCCGAGGCGTACAAGGACAGCCTGGCCCGCCCATCGACCCCACCGACTGGTCCAACATTGACGACGACTGACGCAGTGACCCACACCAGCACGCTGGTGGAGCGCCACCGCATCACCATCCCCGTGGGCGCGACCGGCGACAACGTGGCCGTGGCCCGTCTCCACGCCGAGGCGTATGCGCGGGCGCGTGGGTTCGAGATACCCGCCGGGTCGTTCTCGGTCATCGCCTCCACCCCCAACGGGATGCCGATGGTGGCCAGCGGCGGCACCCTCGGGGTGGCGTTCGACGTGGTGGTGGGCAAGGGTGACATACACCTGGACCAGCGCGTGCCCGGCGTCCTGGACACCTGGACGTGGAGCGCAGGCGTGGCCGACTGGTGGCGGCGTTGGCTGCCCGGCGGTCGCCAGGGGCGCGTCAGCATCCCGCACCCCGAGGGCGGCGTGGCCCCGGTCATCCCGATGCCCGGCGTGCTGGACAAGCAACACCACCCCAAGGCGCTCGGGGACCCCACGCGCGAGCCGGGCCAGTGGAACGGCCCGCAGGCGCTCGGTGGCCCCATCCCCGGCGGTGGCATCCAGCACGGCACCGGCCCGTTGCCCCCGTGGCTGCGCCGTGGCACCGACGAGGACCCCGATGCCTAACCCGTGGTGGAGGGCGGCGGGGTTCCTCCTCGTCATCCTCGCCCCGGTCATCACCGTGGTGTTCATCGTCGTGGTGGCCCGCCTCGGGTAATCTGCCCCTCATGGCCTTGACCCGTGACCAGCGCCGCGCGATGGAGCGCAACATGGCCCGTATGCGCGAGCGGCAGCACGCCGCCGCGCTACGGCCCGCCACCCCCGTCCCCGGCCCCGACACCGGCCCGTTGCCGATGCCCGAGGTTGACGCCGACGGGGTGACCATCGTGGACCCGATGCCCGAGCTGACCGAGCGAGTCAAGGCGCGCGTTGGCCCGAGCGAGCAGATGATCCAGCGCGCCGTCGGCACGATGTGGTGGGCGGCGCAGTCCCCGGCCATCGCCGAGGACCAGCGGGCGCGCCTGCTGGAGGCGCGGGCCACGGTGCTCCAGGAGAACGCCCTGGTATGACCACCCCGCCGTGCCGGTGCCCGCACCATTGGGCCAGCCTCATCGTCGCGCTGGTGGCGCTCGGGTTCGCCCTCGCCGCCCTCGGGGCAGCGGTGTCGATGTGACAAGCGCCGACATCCCCCGATGGCAGCCCGACGAGCTGCTGGTGCCCGCCATCCTCGCGGGCAGCTCCACCACGACGATGGACGACCTTGCCCTGGCTGACCAGGCGTGGGTCGTGCTCCAGCTCAAGGACGCGGGCCACACCGCCGAGTTCACCGCCGAGCGGTTGGGGTGCTCGGTGCGCCTGGTGCGCGCCCGCATCAGCGACGACCTCGGCCAAGTGATGCGGCGCTACATGGACACCGCCGAGCATTTCGACCGCGAGCACGCGATGGCCCACGGTGAGGTCCAACGCCTGGCCCGCGCCCTCGGCGAGGCCGAGCGCGACCGGGACCGATACCAGGGCGAGCGCAACCGGCTCATTGACCGGGCGATGTCCGGCGAGGGCGGGCCGGTGTTCTCCTGCGGCTGCCCCCAGACCCGTTACAACACCTACGTGGCCCCCAAAACGGGGAAACGAGGGTGTCGGCATCACCGCACCCTCGCCCAAGCGCGCTACCGCGCCCGCCGCCGTCAGGCGACCTCGGCCCGGTAGGGCACCGCGACGTAGTAGCGACCGTCCTGGCCCGCGCGGGACTTCATCCAGCGGGCGGCGGCGACGGCCTCCATGCGCGTCTCGTACTTGCCGACGCGGCGCACGTTCTGCTCGAACCCGGTGGTGATCTTGACGGCGAACATGTGGTCCTCTCCTCGGCGGGGCTGTCCCGCCTACAAGGACAACAATACCGTAAAACTCGGGTAAGTCAAGCCAGGAAACGAGAAAACCCCCGCCTTGCTCAAGGGCGGGGGTTCTCGGTGACGGTCAGGCGATGGCGCGCCCGTTGTGCTCGATGTTCCAGGCGATGACCTCGGCGAGGTGGGCGCGGGCGGCGTCCTCGGTGGGGCCGTAACCGCTGGCACCGGAACCGCCGTGGCCGTGGATGCTGGCGCGGTAGCCGAGGCCGGTGCCGAGGTGGGTGACGGTGATGTCCATGTCAGTCTCGTTTCTCTATTTAGGTCCGGCGGGTTGGTCCCGCCTACAAAGAGAACAATACCGTATAAGTCGGGATTGTCAAACCCGGCGCACGCACCCGGCCTAACCTGGTCGTATGGCATCACTCAAGGGCGGGCGCAGCAAGGTGGCCCGGCGTGGTCGCGGTGGTCCTCGGTTGCATCGCAGCACGGGCGGCACGGCGGCGTTCGGCCACTCGGGCACGGCCACCCCATACGGGCCGGGCACGCCCTCGGTGAAGCGCCGCGACGTATACGACGCGCTGCGCCGCAAGGGGTACAGCAAGGAAAAAGCTGCCCGCATCGCCAACGCCACGGCGAACGGCACCAACAGCGGCGGCAAGGGGCGCAGTGGCCCGCGTGGGCGTCGGTAGTCATCACCCGGTCATCACGATGTGGTTGGCCCGTAACCCGCCGGGGGTAGCCTGCGGGTATGCCCATCAGCATCCGCCGCATCATCGAGTCGGTGGTGGCGGCATTCATCCAAGCGAGGAGCACAATCGTGGCTGAACTCAAGGACGTACTGGACGACATCGGCAACTGGGGCACCGACTGGCGCGACCGCGCCATTGCTGCCGAGGCCAGCGCCGACGCCGAGCGCGCAGCGCGTGAGGCTGCCGAGGCGCACGCGCAGGCGGTCGTGGACAACGACGCCGCCGAGGACCTGGCGCAGCTCGCTGCCGCCAAGGACGAGGCCGTGGCCGAGGCGGTCGCCAAGCGCGACGAGCTGGCCGCGCTGGACACCCCACCGACCGCGCCGCCGGTCACCCCCGAGCAGGAACCGCCCAGCCCCGAGGTGCCGCCCGCCGACGAGGCAGCCACCCCCGAGTAGTCACCCCGTCACGACGGCCCCGCGCCCCCAGTCATGGAGGCCGGGGCCGTTGTCATCGGTGTCGCAGCACATCGCGCAGACGATGGCCGGGTCCCCGTGGTTGCCCCGCGTGCCGTCGCACTCCAGGCGCGCCACGTCCTCGTCGGCGACCACATCGGCCAGCAGGTCCAGCACGGCCTCGGGCGTCGGCCCGTCGGCGCGGCACGACCGGCACAGGTACAGCCCGCCGTCGCTCCAGCCCATCAGGCGGACGTTGGGCGTGCGGTCGCAGCCCTGGCACCAGGCATAGACCTCGCCCCGGCACGGGCACATCGGGGTGTCGCAGGTGTGGGCGATCTTGGGCGCAGCGGGCGGCGTCGGCCTGCTCGCCGTCGGCCAGGGCTGGCCCTCGGTGAACACCCGGTAAGCCTCGGCGGCGTCCTTGGCCACCTCGGCGCGGATGGACTGGCGGGTGTTGGTGTAGGTCCAGGTGCCGATGGCACCGGACAGCGCCCCCGCGCCGGACAGTAGTTGCACCATCAGGTCCACGTTCACCAGTCAACCTCCTCTACGTCGGTGCAACCGTCGGCGTGGCCCGCCTTGCGGCTGGCCCAGAACTCCACGCCGCAGGTGCGGCAATGGCCCTCGGGGTCGAACGGGTCCGAGGCCACGCGCAACGCCTCGGTCATCCGCTGGCCCTGGCGGCAGGAGCACAGCGCGCAGTGTGGCCCTCTGATGTTGGACCGCCGGTAGGTGCCGCCCTCGGACCCCGGCACGATGCGGTCGGCAATCACCTGGTCCTCGGTGAGCATCCGCCCGCATTCCCAGCACGCCACCTTGACGCCATCGCCGCCGAACCCCGAGGCCGGGGACACCAGCCACGCGCGCCTGGCGCGGCGGTCGTAGCTCGAACCGCGCTCGTTGCGGTTGGTGCGCCCGAGACGGCTAGACATCGCGCACCAGGGCGCTGGGCGGGTCGAACACCAGCCGCCAGCGGTCACCCACCCAGATCAGCACCCACCACGCGCGCCCTCGGTGCCGGTCGGCGTCGAACAGCAGGGCCACGTCCGCCGTGGTGGGGCGCATCGTCATCTCGCACCGCCTCGGTGCCCGTCCAGGCCGTCAAGCTGACGCCCCGACAGCGCGACGTGGCGGCGGGCCAGTCCCGTCTCCACGTCGATGATGGGCCGGTGCTGGGTGTTGTAGACACGCCCGCACTCCAGGCAACGGTCAAACGTGCCCGCCATCGGCTGGCCGGAACCGGGGCACCACGGCGACCTGTTTGCCGCCCCTGCTGTCCTCATCGCTGGACCCAGCCGCCGCAGTAGTCGAACCGTCCGGCCACCTCGCTGCGGACGTAGCGGTGGACGAGGAACGGCACAGCCTCATCCTCGGGGGTGAAGTCGGCCACCTGGCGCACCGACACCGCCGACAGCGTGGTGGGCACGACGCGGCGCTGGCCATCGAGTGGCCCGCCGAACAGCTCCACCTCCTCGGTGCTCATCGTGGGACCCCCTCACGGCGGCGTCGGCGGGCGTCCAGGCTGTCGCACGTCGGGACGTGCTCGGCGTCGGTGCGCGTCCGGCAGCATCGCCGGACGGCCACGGCCTCCTCGGTGGGGCACGGGTCCCCGCAGATGACGCAGGACGGCCACCCGAACCCGCCCGAGGGGTCGGCGTAGTAGTGCTGGCACTCGGCGGTCATCGGATGGCCTCGCCGTCCCACGTCGCGTCATGCAACAGCTCGGGGCGCACGATGCCCAGCAGCCACCAGATGGCGGGGTTGACGTGCTCCAGCTCCACCTTGATGCTGACCGAGTAGGACCCCGTGGTGCGGATGGTCCGATCATCGCCCCTCATCGGTGCCCCGGTCGGGTCAGGTTGGCCGCGAGCGCGCCGCGTGGCCCCATCCGGTACACGTCCCCGGTGAAGTGGCCGACGTACACCAGCCCCTCGGGGAACCTCATGCCCTCGCGCACCGGGTCCGGCGGGCGGCGGTGACGGCCCTGATAGTTCCAGTGTGACACCGGGCGGGGGATGACCATGAGGAACAGCAGCGTCACGCCGTCGCGGTGGTATCGCCGCCACGGTATGGGGCCGGTGACTTGGGTGAACCCGTCGCGCCCGGTGATGTGTCGTTCGTTGAGCATCCGAACAGCGCAGTGGCACGGGGCGCGGTGCTTGGCCCGCTGGTGGGCGGGGTCCTTGATCATCAGGAACCAGCGGTCACCGGACTGGCGCACCGACAGCGACCAGCGCGCGTGCTGGCCCTCGCTGTCGGGACGGGGCGCGTAGGGGACACGCGGGCCGACACCGACGCCATAGCGCAGCTCCATTTCCACGGTGTTCATCGGTCGCAGCATCCAGGCCGGTGGACCAGGAAACAGGTGCCACAGGTCACCTCGTCGGCGCGGACGACGAGATCGGCCAGCGCCAGGTGGCTGTCCGCCTGCGTGGTCCGGCCCGCCCAGCCCTCGGCGGGGTCCTCGGGGGTGAACGGTCCACCCCCGACGTGGAGGCCGTCGTGCCAGGCGTCGATGGCCGCGAGGCTGGCCAGGTCGCCCTCCTCGCCGAACAGGGACAGGAGGTCGCGCTGCTGTTCGCAGATGGGGCAGCGGACCCCGGCGTGGGTCATGGCTTGCACCGGCCCGAGTGACCGAGGGACTTGGCGCAGTTGCCCCGCACGCCCAGCGGGCGGTCGCACGGGGTACCGAACCCCGGCCACTCGGTGTCCTTGGTCGCCATCGTGGCAGCCAGCGCCTCGTCGGTGGGCACCGAGCAATCGCTACCCAGCGAGCAGTCGGCGGGCGGGGCCAGGAACTCGGCCACGGTCATGCCGTCGCGCGCCTGGCGCTCGCGGGACACCTTGCCCAGTCGTTCCATCGTCTGGCCCCGGTCGATGGCCTCCAGGCTGGCGGCGATGCCCTCCAGCGCCTCCACGGCGCGCGTGGCCAGGTCGGTCAGGTCCTTGGGGATGTTCATGCCGATCATGGGGTGTGTCGTCCTTTGCTGTCGATGTTCAGACCACCGCGCCGCAGGCGGGCGATGTCGTTGGCGCGGGCGCGCCAATCGCTGGGGGTACCGGCGATGCCGCCGATGTACTGACCGTCCAGGTAGACCTTGAAATGGCCGTCCTTGCCACGGTGGGGTTCCACGGTCCCACCTGCGGCGCGGATGGCGTCCAGCAGGCGGCGGGTGTCCTTGTTCGATGCCCGGCAACCGGCCCCTCGGCGGCTGCCGGGCATCGGTGACGGGTTGCTCACTGGCCCGTTCCGACCCACGCGCCCGTGCGGCGGTCGCGCAGGGCGAGGGTGTCGCCGCCGATGCGGTAGATGCTGCCCGCCTCGGTGCTGACGATGACGACCTCGGGGCCGTACA